AACCAAATAACATTGGAAAGAAAAAAGTAAAAAAAGGCCCGGGTTTTAAAAACGGTGGCTCTGCTATGAAATACAAAGATGGTGGTTGTGTTGCTGGCGCTGCTAATCGCAGACGCATGATGCAAGAGATGGTTAACAAATAAATTAGAGGCAATAATCATGTCAAAAACAAAATTTATAAAAAGCATTTCAGAGCTAACAAAAGAAACTGCTGAAAGAATTAAGGATGGAAAGATTGTTGCTAAGTCCAACGATCCCAAAGTTCAAAAAGCCATTGACAATAAAGTTGATGACTTAACTGGTATGAAAACTTTGCCAAGCGGTAAAAAAATTAAAAAAAGAATGACTGCTAAAGAAAGAAAAGAAATGTCTAAACCTTTTAACAAGATGTTATCTGATGCACAGAAAAGCAAAAAAGGCAGAACTGATAAACAGTTTGATGCTGCGGTCAAAAAAGATATGGCTGAACTAGCTAGGGTTGAAAAAGTTAAAAAAGAAAACATGAAAGCTGCTAAGAAGACTATTCTTGCTCCAAAAACACAGTTAAGAAATAAAACATCCATAAAACCTAAGAAGTTTTCTGGTGGTGGCATGGCAGTAAAGGGTTTGGGCAGAGCGTTTATCAAATCAAAAAGATAAATGGCAGTAGAAAAAGCAATCAGCATTGAAGATCAAATAGACCTTAAAGTTCGTGATAGATCTAAGGGCATGGAGGTTGAAGTTGATGTTCAAGAAGATCAGCCTGAGTTCGATGACTTTGAACAGCTAGATGATGGTAGCATTGCTTTTGGTATGCCAACTCCTCTTGTAGAAGAAACAGACTTCTACGCTAACCTTGCTGAAATCATTGATGATGGAGATTTAAACTCAGTCAAAAATGATTTGATGGCCAACATCGATGCTGACAAAGAGTCACGCAGCGAGTGGGAGAAAACTTATCGTGAAGGTCTAGAGTATCTTGGTATGAACTACGAAGAAAGAACTCAGCCTTTTGAAGGAGCTTCTGGTGTCATGCACCCACTCCTTGCTGAGTCAGTCACTCAGTTCCAAGCTCAAGCGTACAATGAGCTGTTACCTTCTCAAGGTCCAGTTAAGACACAGGTGGTTGGTATGGCCACACCTGAAACAGAACAACAAGCATCACGCGTTCAAGAGTTTATGAACTATCAGTTGATGCAAGTCATGCGTGAGTATGACTCTGAGACAGATCAAATGTTGTTCTATCTACCACTCAGTGGTTCAGCTTTTAGAAAAGTATATTACGATCAAAACTTAGGCAGAGCAGTTTCTAAGTTCATTCCAAGTGAAGACTTAATTGTTCCTTACGGAGCAACTGACTTGCACAGTGCGACAAGAATCACTCATGTGATTAACATGTCCATGAATGAAATACGCAAGCTGCAACAAATCGGTTTTTATCGTGATGTAGATCTAAACTATGGCACAGTCAACCCAGATGAAACTGACGAGATCCAAGAAGAGATCGATAAGTTACAGGGCGTTGAGCCTAGCTATTCAGACGATGACACCTGTCAAGTCTTTGAGTCCCATGTCGAGTTAGACATACCGGGCTTTGAGGATATGAATGCTGAAGGTGAAGAGACTGGCATCAAGTTGCCATACATCGTCACCATGGCTAATGGCAAAGTATTGTCCATTAGAAGAAACTACAAAGAGAATGATCCGTTAAAAGAACGCATCAATTACTTTGTGCATTACAAATTTTTACCAGGTCTAGGATTCTATGGCTTTGGTTTAACCCACATGATCGGAGGCTTGTCAAAAGCCTCGACTTCTATTCTGCGTCAGCTTATTGACGCTGGTACTTTATCTAATTTACCAGCTGGCTTTAAGGCTCGTGGAATTCGTATTCGCAATGACGATCAACCTTTACAACCAGGTGAGTTCAGAGACATGGACGCTCCGGGTGGAAGTTTGCGAGACGCCTTTGTACCGTTACCGTTCAAGGAACCTTCTCAAACTCTCCTCTCTCTCCTGGGAATCCTTGTTGATAGTGGTCGGCGTTTCGCATCTATTGCTGATATGCAAATCGGTGATGCGAATCAAAATGCGCCAGTCGGTACAACGGTTGCTCTACTTGAGCGTGGCACAAGAGTTATGTCTGCAATTCACAAAAGATTGCATGCATCACAAAGGATTGAGTTTGAAATCTTATCTAAGGTTTTTGCTGAATACTTGCCACCAGCTTATCCATATAACACAGCTAATGGTAATCAAACCATCAAAGCTGTGGACTTCGATGAGCGTGTAGACGTCTTACCAATCTCAGATCCAAATACTTTCTCTATGTCTCAACGAGTCATGATGGCTCAAGAGTTACTTAGAACAGTACAAAGCAATCCAGAGATTCATGGACCCAATGGTATTTATGAAGCTTATAGAAGAATGTACGCGGCCATGGGAGTGCAAAACATAGAACAATTATTGCCACCTCCTCCACAGCCACAACCTATGGATCCAGCAAGTGAGAACGCAGGGCTAATTACAGGACTGCCTCAACAAGCTTTTGCTGGACAAGATCATGATGCACACATTAATTCACACATGTCTTTGTATAGCACTGTGACTGCTCAATCAAACCCAGCGGTTTTATCTCTCATTCAAGCACATGTTTATCAGCATGTTTCATTTAGAGCTGCTGAAATTGTAGATCAACAAAATGCTCAGAACCCTGAGTTCCAAATGATGATGCAACAAATACAACAGTTGCCACCAGAGATCTCTATGGGTTATCAGCAACAACTACAAGACTCTGTGTCTCGTGATGTAGCAGCAGTGGTTGCTCAATTAATGCAACAGATCAATCAAATGTTTATGCCACCTCCTCCAATGCCAGATCCATTGGTTGAGTTGAGAGGCAAAGAGTTAGACATTAAAGCTGATGACGTACAACGCAAGCGTGAAGAGTTTGTACAACGTCAACAGTTTGATGCAATGAAAGCAATGCAAGGCAATGAACTTGCAGAGCAAAGGTTACAAATTCAAAAAGAAATTGCTATGATGAAAGATGCAATTGCTCGTGAAAGAATCGAACAGCAAAATCAATTTAAAGCAATGGATATCATGCGAGGTAACAAATGAGTTCAGTTAGACAAAAAATGACAGCAGTTAATAAAGCTGCTATGAAAGAAGAAGAGGCAAAACAAAATGGCAATCAACCGATCATCAATGAGAATGCAAATATCGACATCGACAAGATCGCCAAAAAGATCGACAAAGATGCGGACAAAGTCCTTGCTGAAGCGACCAAAGAAGTTAAAGCTAAATCCAAAAAGTCTAAGTCTGTCTTTAAGACTAAGACCAAGGTAGTTAAGAAAAAGTAATGCCCTTAAAAAAAGGTAGCAGTCGTAAGACAATTTCTGCTAACATAAAGGAATTAATGGGCAGTGGCAAAAAACAAAAGACTGCCATTGCAATAGCTTTGCAACAAGCAAAGAAAAATAAAGGTAAGAAAAATGGAAAAAGTAAAAAACGTTAAGACAAGCGTAAGCATTAAAGACCAAGGTACTGTTAACTACAAGCAAGTAGAAAGCATTCCTAATCCTGGTGCACCAAAACCATATGGCGCTGGTAAATCTCGTGGTGGCGGAGCTGCTTTGAGAGGCACTAAGTTTAGCGGAGTTTGCTAAATGGCAATCGGTGATGCTTTAGTTGCACCTACTGGTGTACAGAATCAGATGTATGGTCAGCCTTCTAGAGTACCTGGCTACTCTCAAGGTTTAGGTCAAGCACCTGGTCAAATGGCATTACCACCAGAGCCTATGCCTATAGGCAGACCTACAGCAGTTGTAGGTGGTCCAGCATATTTTACTCCAGCAGGATACCAAGCTCCTCCTCAACCCACAGAAGCTTTTATGCCAACTGATGTAAGACCTGATCCAATTGGGCAACAGTTCATGCGTCAAATGCAATCTCCTATGGGTCAACAGTTTCAAGCTCAGTACGAAGCAACTCAAGCTCCAATAAGAGAAGCTGAGATGGCAAGACGTGCTGAAGAACAAGCAGCTCAAGATGCAAGGTTCCAAGAAATGATGGATCGTATTGCAGAGCTTGAAGGTCAACTGGCTCAACCTGAGACTATGCCTGAACCTTCTCCTTATATACCAGGCCAAACTCCTTTTCCGGGAATACCAGATTTTATAAGAGACTTAGATTTCAGCAATATAGATTTTAGTAATCTTCCTAACTTCTCAAACTTTGATTACGATGACATCATGAATCAATATAGAGACAGAATGGAAATGGGTGAACCAGAGCCAATTGAAAGTTTCTTGCCTAATCCTAGAGATCTTCCTCCAGTTTCCGCAGGCGGAACACCTGATTTTGATATGACAAGAGAATTGACTAATGATCCTAATTATGTACCTCCTCGTAGAGATGCTGGAGCAATGTTTCCACCCGCACCTAAATCATACATAGATGTAGATGGAAACTTACGATTTGGCGATATGCCAATAACAACTATGCCAGTTGGACCTCTTACTACGAGAATGAGAATAGAGGATATGTTAGAAGACAGATTAACAAATCTGCCAGTTGGAGAGCCAGTAAGTTTCAAAATGCCTGAGTTACCAGATTTTTCAAACACTCCAACTCCAGAACCTACACCAGAACCTATTTATACACCACCAGTAATGGTTCCTAATATACCTAAAATACCTAACATAGATTTTTCAAGCTTACCTAAGTTTGATTCACAAACCACTAGCGGGAGACCAATGATTCCAAACTTTGGAAACATTAATTTAAGATAAACATTACATAGGCAGGAGAGAGCCATGGATAGCGTAAAACTTGCGGAGTATTTTTTTAAGACTCTGCGTAAAAGAGAACAAGATTTAGTTGACAGTCTTTCAGCAGGGAATGTACAATCCATGGAAGATTACAAATATCATATGGGTGCGTTATCGGCGGTTCGCTCACTCATAGACGATTTAAAAGAAACGCTGCATATGGATGATA